CAGAGGGTATAGGGGCTTTAGTTTAAACAGACCCGATAAGCATTATAATAAACTCTCTAAGACAGAAAAAGAACTAGGTGGTATACCTAATAGCTCTGAGGATGTAAAGCAGTCTCACGCCTCAGCAGTAGAGTCTTATATAGAGAAGTATGTTGGTGTAGATATGGAGGGAACATATAGAGAAAGTGGTGACATGGGATCTATGCCTTTTGTTCGCACTTTAGAAGACTGGGCAAGATTTGATATTAACAATAGAACGAAATTTGATGCCACCATAAGCTCTGGTTTAGCTTGTATGGCTAATCAAAAACACATGTATCTACCTGAGCAAAAGCAATCAAAAATAAGCGTTAACTTTGCTAGATATAATAACCGTGGCTCGTTCAGCGAACTATTACAGTAAATGAAAGAGGTAAGTATTGACATTTCACCTTCAGGTTTCCCAAGTCAGTTTGTTTCTGATGCGGAGAAAGCTACTCAAGAATTTGGACTTAAAATAGGTCAATCCATTCAGTATGAGTGGTTTAAAAGAGACAGTGGGTCTTGTAGATACTACGGTCAATGGCGTGATTTTAATCGTTTAAGACTCTACGCGAGAGGCGAGCAGTCCGTTGCAAAATACAAAAATGAGCTATCTGTTGATGGAGATTTAAGCTATTTAAACTTAGACTGGACACCCGTTCCTATACTTCCAAAGTTTGTTGACATTGTCGTAAACGGAATGCAAGACCGTCAGTTTGAAGTAAAGGCGTATGCTCAAGATGCTTTGTCTGCGGAAAATAGAAATAAATTTCAAGAAAACATAGAAACAGAAATGGTTTCTAAAGAAGTTATGTCTGTTATGTCTGAAACATTTGACATTGATCCATTCACGGTAGATCCTGCAAAACTTCCCAACGACGATGACGAGCTTGCATTGTATATGCAATTAAACTACAAGCCAGCTATTGAAATTGCTGAAGAGCAAGCAATTAACACCTTACTAGAAGAAAATCATTACTCTGATATTCGTAAAAGAGTAGACTATGACTTGACAACAATCGGTATTGGAATCACTAAGCAAGAGTTTTTGCCAGGCGATGGAGTTAAAGTAAGCTATGTTGATCCCGCTAATGTAGTTTATAGTTATACTGAGGATCCAGAGTTTAAAGATTGTTTTTATTGGGGTGAAATTAAAACTTTACCAATTACTGAGCTTATTAAAATTGATCCTAGTCTTACTAACGAAGATTTAGAGACAATATCAAAATATAGTCAGAGCTGGTATGATTACTTTAATGTAGCAGAGCAGTATCAAAATGACATTTTTAGCAGAGATTCTGCTACCCTTATGTACTTTAATTATAAGACTACAAATAAGTTTGTATATAAAAAGAAAGACATAGACAACGGAAATTCAAGAGTAATAGAAAAGGATGACACCTTTAACCCTCCAGAAGAGATGATGGAAGAGGGAAACTTTACTAAGGTTGAAAAGACCATTGATGTTTGGTATGAAGGTGTTATGGTTATGGGAACCAACATTATGCTTAAATGGCAAATGATGGAGAACATGGTTCGACCTCAGTCTGCTTCTCAGTACGCAATGCCAAACTATGTGGCTAGCGCTCCTAGAATGTATAAAGGCAATATAGAGTCCTTGGTTAGAAGGATGATTCCTTTTGCGGATTTGATTCAAGTCACTCACTTAAAGATGCAACAAGTAATCTCTAAGATAGTGCCAGATGGTGTCTTTATTGATGCAGATGGTCTTAATGAAGTAGACTTAGGAACTGGCGCTGCATACAATCCTGAAGACGCACTTCGTTTATACTTTCAAACGGGTAGTGTTGTAGGTCGAAGTTATACACAAGACGGTGAATTTAATAACGCTAGAGTTCCTATTCAGCAATTAACATCTAACTCTGGTCAGTCTAAAATGTCTGCCTTGATTGGCAACTATAATCATTATATGGGTATGATCCGATCTGTTACGGGACTAAATGAAGCTAGAGATGGATCAACACCAGACCCTAATGCTTTGGTTGGTGTTCAAAAACTAGCCGCATTAAACTCTAACACGGCAACTAGACATATATTAGATAGCAGTTTATATATAACTAGAACTTTGGCTGAATCATTATCATGTAGGGTTGCAGATATTATGCAATATGCTGATTTTAAAGAAGAGTTTGCTATGCAAATAGGCAAGTACAATGTTCGTCTTTTAAATCAAATAAAAGACTTATATATATATGACTTTGGAATTTTTATAGAAATGTCTCCAGATGAAGAACAGAAAGCTCAGCTTGAAGCAAACATTCAAATGGCTCTATCTAGAGATGCTATTGGCTTAGAGGATGCTATTGACATTAGAGAAATCAAAAACATTAAAGTTGCAAATCAATTATTAAAAGTTAAAAGAACTCAAAAAGAAGCTCAAAAACAACAGCAAGAGATGATTAAGCAACAGACTCAGGCTCAAATAAATTCGCAATCACAACAAATGGCAGCTCAAATTGCTATGCAAAAAATTCAAGCTGAAACCCAGTCTAAGATGCAATATAGACAAGCAGATGTGGCATTTGAGATAGAAAAGTTAAAGAATGAGGCCATGCTTAAGAAAGAGTTAATGTCAACTGAGTTTCAGTATCAAATGCAAATTCAAGGACTATCTCAACTTTCAATTAATGAAAGAGAAAAATCAAAGGAGGATGCAAAATCTGAACGTATAAGTCAACAAAACTCTGAGCAATCAAAGCTTATAAATCAAAGAAAAAACAACCTTCCTCCTATAAAGTTTGAGTCTAATGAAGACTCCTTAGATGGCTTTGACCTAGCGGAGTTTAACCCTAGATAACATGCCTGAACCAATAAAAAAGAGACGCAAAAGACACCTTAGAAATTTAGACAGAAATAAATCCAACAGAGAAAAAACTGTATTGATGGAGTATGGGGAGGGTCAAAACAAAAAAGGAAAGACTGTGTACACGGCAAGTCCCACTATAACCTTTAAAGGAAAAGAGAAGGCTAGACCACAATCCTACGAGCAAGCCTTAGAGGCTGGAGAGGTTTATGTGTTTAAAAAGGAAAGGAGAGCTGAGAGGTTTGCTGCTGGCTCATGGAAAAAAGGAAAGGACAAACGAGATGCAATGAGGGCGTATAGAAAAAAAAAGCGAGCGGAAAAAAGAGAAATAAATAATTATTAACTTTGTATCAATTAAATTAAATCCATGGAAATAAAAGTAAGAGAAGTCGGTGAGGCTCAAACAAAGTCTGTTCAAGAAGTTGAAAACGAATTGTTAGCCAAACACGAAGAGGAAATTTCTCAAGGAGAAACTACCTCAGAAAAGAATACAGAAGAAGCAACCATAAAGGAAGCTCCAGAGGAAACACCACAGGAGGCTCCGGTTGTAGAAGCTGAAAAAGAGAGTTCCTCACTTAAAGAGGAAGACGTTCTTTCATATATTAAAAACCGCTATGATAAGCAGATTGACTCTGTAGATCAATTGTTTTCTGAAAGAGAGCAAGCTGAAGATTTACCAGAAGATGTGTCGGCTTATTTAAAGTATAAAAAAGAAACAGGTCGAGGCATTAATGACTTCATGAAACTAAATGAAGACTTTGATGACCTAGACGACAATACTCTCTTAGCGAGATATTACGCCAACAAAGAAGATGGCCTTGACGGTGATGACATTTCTTTTATGATCGAAGAAGAGTTCGGTTATGATAAAGAGATTGATGAAGAGTCAGACATTAGGCGTAAGAAGGTAGCTAAGAAAAAAGAACTTGCTAAAGCAAAGAACTTTTTTGAGGATCAAAAAGAGAAGTACAAAGCCCCTCTTGAGTCAAGCCCAGGGGTCTCTTCTACAAAAGACCAAGAAGAAATCAATGCTTACAAGGAATATCAAGCGAAGGTTTTAAGTGCCCAAGAGGATGAACTTAAAAAGTACGAATGGTTTCAAAAGAAGACTGACGAATACTTCAATAACGAATTCAAAGGTTTTGAGTTCAATGTTAATGATAGGGATATAGTCTACTCTCCGGCTGAAGCTGCGGAAATCAAAAAGACTCAATCTGATCTTAACAACTTTATTTCAAAGTACGTTAATAAAGATGGTGTTATTGATGACGCCAAAGGATACCATAAAGCCCTAGCGATGGCGATGAACCCAGAACGCGCAGCTAAGTTCTTTTATGAACAAGGCATGGCGGACGCTGTAGATAATGTAGCTAGAAAGTCTAAGAACATTAACATGGACATTAGACAAGCGCCACAGACTCTTAGTAAAGGTGGGTTTAACGTGAAGTCCGTAAGCAATGACTCCGGTCGTGGCTTGAGGATCCGTTCAAATAAAAATAAATGATTAAAAATAAATTATTATGGCTGTAGATGCAGTTCCCGGGTTTGACTTACAACCCAGTGCCGAGCGCGTAGCGCTTGCCACAAATTATATTACTAACTTCAATTTCTTGAATCAGTATCTTCCTGATACTTATGAAAAGGAATTTGAGAGATACGGTAACCGTACCGTAGCTTCTTTCTTGAGAATGGTTGGCGCTGAAATGCCTTCTAACTCTGACCTTATCAAATGGGCTGAGCAAGGAAGACTTCACACTAAGTATGTTGATGTTACGCCAAAATCGGGCTTAACTAATGCAGACACTGCAACATTTGATGTTAACGATACGCTTAATCCAAACACTGGAGGTATCGCTATCAGAGTTGGGCAGACTATTATGTTTTCCGCTAATTCTCTTTCAACAACTAATAAGGCTATTGTAACCGCAGTAGACTATGCTGCTAAGGAATTCACTGTTGCTTTCTATGAAGCAAACGGTATGACTGCAACTACAAATGATAAGTTCACTATCTTTATCTATGGTTCTGAATTTAAGAAAGGAACAAATGGAATGACTGAGTCTTTAGAGGCTGACGATTCAATTTTTGAGAACTCTCCTATCATTATCAAAGACAAGTATGCTGTTTCTGGTTCTGACATGGCTCAGATTGGATGGGTAGAGGTAACTACTGAGAATGGTGCTTCTGGATACCTATGGTACATGAAATCAGAGCACGAGACTCGTCTACGTTTTGAGGACTACCTAGAGACTGCTATGGTTGAGGCTGTTCCTGCTGCTGCTGGATCAGGAGCTATTGGATTTGCAGGTGCTTCTGGCTCTGCTGCAGCTGATGTTGGAAACAAAGGATCTGAAGGTATCTTCCACGTTGTGGGAGCTAGAGGTAATGTTTGGTCTGGAGGAAATCCAACTACATTGGCTGACTTTGATGCTAT